TCTTTTTTCGCTAGTCGCCCATATAGCGGGGGTTATGCACCTACTTTATGGGCGCTTCGAGCCGCAGCACCATTGACCACCCCTACGTATGACTTAAGCGGTCAAACCGTTCATCCGGGAGTTATTTATAATGCCGCTGGACTAAATGGTTACAAATATTGGATGGTAATGACACCCTACACAGATTCGGATAACACTGTTGAAAGACCATCTATATTGGCAAGTAATGACGGTACGACATGGGTTGTACCAGAAGGACTTACAAATCCTATTTATGATGTGACGGCTTGTTCTGACCCTGATTTAGTCGTTGACGATACTGGAAAAATGTGGGTGGTTTTTAGAAAGAACATTGTACCAAATGACGATATTAAGATTTGTTCATCCACTAATGGGGTTACGTGGTCTGAATCTGCTACCCTTTTCTCTCCTGTTTACGGGACTGCGCTATCTCCGGCTTTGATTTATGACGGAACGCAGTGGTTGATGTTTACGATTAATGATATTTCTGACCCAAACGTAATAGAACGAAGGACTTGTGCAACAATAGACGGCACGTGGAGCGAACCTGTTGTATGTTCTGCAAACGTTCCCACCGGATTACCTTTATGGCATTTAGACGTTGTTCGTAGTGGCAACAGATTATTAACAATAATTTGCTTGAACAGCACTGTATTGATTTATGGCTTCAGTGATGATTGGGGATTGACTTGGACACTGGATGAGCGACCATTTATGCTTACCGCTACCGGAGTTTGGGATGCTGCGCTATACCGAACCACATTTATCAAGAATGACGATGGAACACTATCACTTTGGTATTCAGCGAGCACGGCCGGAGTTTGGCATACGGGGTATACCATTGGTCACGTTGTAAGACCAGGCAATACATAAAATAGTCATTTCAAGGAGGATATTTGCTAGAGTTTAATTGTTTTATGAACCCGCCTAAATTCTTGGTGAAGTGGAAGAAACACCGCTTTACCTTCGCTTTGAATGAAACAGATACCTCTTTAGTACCTTTAGTGTCAAAGTTTGCCATCCAAGACAAGTGGTTATTGGCTCACATTGAAGGAAAGACAACAAAAGAAGATGTAATTGGACAGATGGTACAGTACAGAATAGACGTGAGAGATAAAACTATATACATAGTGTTTGATGCTCTCAACGGCGATCCTCACGTAGAAGGATTATTGAACGCCCACATGAAGGGCGAGTGGCTAAAAGTAAGTATAGAAGAAACGGAGAAGCCTTATGGCTTGGAAAAAGGGACAAAGCGGAAGACCGACTGGAACGCCCGTAGTCAATCCCCTGTCGAAACCGCCTAAAGCAGAAGAATCCTTTACTTTTGCTTTGAGAGAAGCGATATGTAACAACAAATTTACTATCACTCTCAAAGACGGGTCTAGTTTCTCTGAAATCCCGAAGGTTGAGATGGCGAAGTACCTGGCACAAGTGATGATGACTGGCACTATGAGACTTCCTACTGGTCTTGAAATGAACTTCACCGCCAAAGAGTTCCTTGAAACCTACTGGAATATCGTCAATAGAATTGACGGCCCGCCCGTACAGATGGTTGACCAGACCAATAGAAATATCTTGCAGTTTGATGCACAGGATACTATTTTTGACAAAAAGGTAGAAGTAGAAAAAACAAATGAAGTGGAGTGAACTGTTCGTTCCTACCCCGAAACAAAAAGTCGCCCTTGATGCAATAGCGCGGAGTGAGTATGTATTGTATGGCGGGGCTAGGGGTGGCTCAAAGTCGCATCTACTCCGATGGTGGTTACTACAGTTCTTGATTGAGATGTACAAACAGGGTTACGAGAACGCCCGTGTTATGTTGGCTTGCGAGAGTTACCCTGTTCTACAAGATAGACAGGTGTCAAAGATTTCAACCGAGTTTCCTCAATGGCTGGGCGAAGTAAAAACAACAAAGACAGAGGGACTAGGGTTTTACGTAAGACCCGAATACGGTGGCGGTGCAATCATGCTCCGTAACCTTGATAACCCAGAAAAGTATATGGGAGCAGAGTTCGCGGCTATCGGTGTAGACCAGATAGAGAAGATAAAGAAAGATACATTTGACATTTTAGTAGGGTCGAAACGATGGCCTAATTTCAAACAAACTAAATTCGTTGCTACCGCTAATCCTGGTGGGTATGCGTGGGTGAAACAGTTATGGATTGACCGCAACTTCCCACCCGAAATGGCACACTTTGAGAGTAAGTTTGAGTTTGTTCAATCTCTGCCTAAAGATAATCCCTATCTTGACGAGAGTTATTGGGAAGGGCTGCGGATGCTCCCCGAACAGATACAAAAAGCGTGGATTGATGGCGACTGGAATGTGTTTTCAGGACAAGCCTTCCCACAGTTCTGTGACGACCATATCTGTGAACCATTTGAAGTACCTGAACATTGGATGAAATTCAGGGGAATAGATTGGGGATATACCGCTCCTTTTGCTTGCGTGTGGATTGCCAAAGACCCTGCTTCTGGACGTATTTACCTTTACAGAGAACTCGTAAAGACAAAGTTAATGGACAGGTGGCAGGCTAAATACATCAGAGAATCCACTCCCCCGCAAGAACATATTGCCGCTTCTTTCGCCGATCCTAGTATGTGGACACCTAATACTAAGGGCAAAGAAGAAGTAACCAGTTCTGTAGACGAGTATTTGAAAGAGGGTATTTACCTCACTAAAGGGGATAATAATAGACTTTCTGGTAAGAGGAAGATGGATAGAATTTTAGAGAAACTTCCCGATGGCAGACCAGGATTCATGGTGTTTAATACCTGTAAGGAGTTCATCAGAACCTTCCCATATCTCATGTTGAACGACCCAGATAAAGGGGACGTGGAAGATGTGGCGAGTAAAGGAACTGATGACCACCTATATGACGCGACCAAATATAGCCTGTCCAGTTTGAGGACAGACATCAACCCGATAACAAGAACAGTAACAATGAATCCGTATATGAGGATTAATAATATATGAGGCACATAAATGGCAGATAGCAAAACGATTAGCGACCCTAAAATATTTCAAGATATTCAATCTCACGCCACGCAGTTGAAGGCGAACTACGGTACTCGTAACACGAAGTTCAAAGAGTACGAGAAGATGTATGCTCTTTCGGATGACGATGTTCCAAGTGCTGACTGGATTAAAAAGACACTTGACCCAAGTCCTAGAAATAAGATTCTTGGAGCGCAAAGACTTTTAACCGCTACCACTCCGAAGTGGAGTGTGCCAAGAGAGTTGAATGTACCCGAAACCGCTCAAAACGCTACCCCTATTGAGAAGATAGCACAGGCTATTACGTGGGCTTCTTCAAGGGTTGCCAAAAAACCTATCTGGTATGAACCTGTCTTACACGCTTTATTGTATTCAGAGGTAGTAATTAAGGCTATTTCAGTCAAAGACCTGGTAGATTCCGCCACCACAGAAGGACAGAAGAAACGCGCTGAACGGATTTACAAGACAACTCCTATTTTGTTTCAAACACTTAACCCTGCCAACTGCTATCCAGAGTTTGACGTTATGGGGATGAGCGCCTTCTACTCTGAAAGTCTGATTACTTGGGGTGACTTCAAGGCAATGCACGGTGATGACGTTGCTAATGGACTTGCTACAGACAAGAAAGTCTATGAGAAAGTAAGGTACAACGAGTATTGGAACGAAACTTATCACTTTATATGGTTGTCAGAGTTTGCCCAAACACCAGTTCTAGCGGTGGAACACGGTCTTTCAGACATCCCTATTGTCGATCAGTTGTGCGAAGGGTCTGAAACATTCGCAGGAACGAACATCCAGACACGCCAACCCTTCTTATATGGGGTAAACGAGAGTGGATTGTGGAAACGACAGAACCTAGTCCTTACTTTGATGAACAGTTTGATGTTCTCGGTAGGTTCTAACCCCTTGTTTGTACATAACACATCCAATCCCGATGCCGATTTGAGGATAGATTACTCTATTCCAGGTGGTGTTATCCATCTTATGAATGAAGAAACGCTCACACAGTTATCTAAACAGGTAATTGACCCTGCTTTCCTACAGTTATTGGACGTTGCAGACAAAAAGAGTGAGGAAGCGACCATATTTGGTCAGACTTTAGGCGAACCTTTGGGCGCAAATGCCCCATTCTCGATGGTTTCCCTCTTATCGCAGTCAGGTAGACTACCATTGATACCTTATCAGAGGGCAATCTCCTTCGCTTTAGCAGATATTATGAAAATATCGCTGGATATGCTCAAAGGAACTGGTAAACAACTGCAAGTTACTGGCGAAAAGGGTGTTATCGAGTTCTATGCCAAAGATATTCCAGAAGCCTTTGAGTTAGACTGCACACTTGACATAGCCATGCCTACAGATGAGCGTCAGAACGTAGTAATGGCGACACAGGCTACCTTCGGCGAGAATCCTCTGGTATCAATGAACTACGCAAGAGAGAAATGGTTAGGAATTGACCAACCAGACGAGATGGCAGAAGAAATAATGGCAGAAAAA